AATTTAGATAAAGGACTTGAAACACCAATACCAACATCTCCTGAACCATCTACGAACACAGCTTTACTTGCAGGTAGTGTACAAAATACATCTTTAGTTCCTGCGGAAAAATCTACTGCGGAGTCAGAGTTAGAGCTACTTATAATCGTGGTTCTTGCTAAGGTGTCTGGGCTTGCATCTGTAACTGTGCCTAAACCTACTTCAAATTCATTTGCTGTTTGATGAGCAATACAATAATAACAAGTATTAGAATTGCCAACTCCAGCTACAAAACTTTCAAAACCTGTTTCGGCTCCAGCTAAATTTATAGTGCCAGTACCTGTAGTAGTAGTAGTTTCTTTTACTCTGTCGTTCAGAACTAATGCCATTTTTGTATTATACTTAAACTATGTATGAAATAACTAAATATTTTGAATGGGAAGGTGGACCTGCTGTTATAGCTAAACCTGATGGTGCTGACTATGTAGTGGGCTTTTACATAAAATATGATGATGATTTCAATAATTGGCAATCAGCAGATGGTGCTCAGATAGCTGACTTTTACATTGATGGTATAAAAATGTCACAGGCTGAGTTTGAAGCTGAGTTTGGTATTATCGGTCAAGATTTGCCAGATTTACCAATGGATGCGATGATTTAATTATTTTTTAGTTGTCTTTTCAACCCAAGATTTGTCTATGAACTCATCTGCTTTAGCAAACTCTTTCTGCATAATTCCTACCAAGTCATCCATAACAGCGTCTACAACTTCAGGCAATTTTTTTTGTCCTTGATATTTAGTTTGCAGAGCACGCCACTCCTCATAGAGACCATGGTTGTTTTGAGCTGCTACTTGATGACCAGAAGGACCTATTGATATTTCTGCAACAATCTCTTCACCATCTTTGTCTTTGAAAACTATGTTTAATTTTCTGTCTCTATAGCCATGTGGGTTTTGTTGTAAGTTTGAGTCTATGGCTGGATATTTTTTATGGATAGCTTGAGCCACTAATTCAGCTTCGTCTGTAGTTTCTGCAATAACTCTCATTCTTAAAAAGTCAGTGACTCTACCTATGTTGCCATCGTATTTTTGATTGGCTTTTTCTATCATTCTTGGTGTTTTTTTAACTGTACCATCTAATACTTCTGGAAAATCTGGGTCTGGTCCCATTTTGGCAGACTCACCGGGGTTTACTGTTAATTTAAAATATTCATCCTTTTGTGCTTCTGGAATGTTTCTTAAATAACTGTCTCTTACACCAGCAGCTATATCTTCTATTTCTGCTACAAATTCTGGTGCCATTTTGCCTGCTTTAGCTCTTGCCTTATCAGCCATTTCAACTTGGTTTTCTACAGTAGAAAACAAATTGTTGTGTTTGGCAGTAAATTGACTAGCAACTTCTTTTTCAAGTTTAGGGCTAATGGTTTGTAATGGTATTTCAAAAGTAGGATTGCCTACTTCAGGTAATAATTTTTTTGCATCTACTTGTCTTTGTTTTATTTTTGCGTCTTTTCTAAGATAGTCATATTCTTCAAATTCAGCTTTATTTTTGAAAACTTTGACAGGTACTTGTGATACATCACCTCTTCTATTTAAAGCCTCAAACGTAGATTTACCACCTAAAAGTTCAAAGCCATCATCTGTTCGTAATACTTCTAGTGGTTGTCTGGGATTAGCTTTAACACCTTTGTATTCAAAACCAAGCTCTCCTTGAGTTAAAAGTTTATCTGCTAAACTCATTCTGTCTTCTGTAGACCTAATAGGCATGCCAGATATATCTGCTTCAAACTTAATATCTGATAGTGGTAATTCAAAATCCGAACCTTCGGTGCTAATACCATGTTTTTGTTTGCCTATTTTTCCTTGTTTAAAAGCTTTGGCTAATAAAGCCAATGAAGCAATACCTTCCAATGGAGCTTTTATTGCAGACGCAACTACAGGACCAACAAAAGGAGTAGCAGCGACAAAAGCAGCGTCACCAAGACCACCTAAGCCTTGAAGTGCTGCGTCACCATATCTGCCTTCTTGTATGTTTTCACCTATAGATGGATATTTTTCTGCTTCTATCATGTATTGTGGCAAATCACCCAGCATGATGTCTTGGTCAGGAAATTGAGCTAATCCTCCTGATATATCTGCAATACCTGAAGGCGGTAAAAACATAGAGCCCATGTAAGTTTTTTGAGCTGGTGTCATATTTGCAACAGCTTCAGTAAAGTCAGTAACTAAATCTGTAGCTCCTTTTTGTTTTTGCATTTCACGTTGAGCTAAATCAACTTGCATTTGAGATAGTCGTTCTAAAAAAGATGGTTCATCTTGATAGTTTTCTTTTTTTATCTCAAAAGGCTCTTGTGCAAAAATATCTTCGTTTGCCATGTCGCATTATAGCAACTAATGCAAGCCTTGTACTTTTCGGTTTAAGATAGACTTAACTCGATAGTATGGAAAAGCACCTTTGTACTCAGGAAAATACTCATCAAGCTGTTTTGCTATTCTCTTAGGACCAAGACCTCTTTGCTTAAGTTTGTAAATTACTTGTAAGACTCTCTGCTCTTCTTCGTTTGGCACCAGCTTCATTCTTCTTTTGACTCTGTTACCTGACTTAACTTTTTCTTCAACTTTGTCGTAACCAAAAGGAGCTGTACCACCAATGGAGTAACCTTTGGGAGCCCAAGCTAGTTTGCCCTCTTTGAACTTGTCTACAGTCGAACCATGTTCTATTTCTGCAACAGCTGATAAAACCATGACCATAATCTTGTTTACCATTTCGTTCATGTCGAACTTAGAGTGTAAGCTCGACTTGTTTTTTTTCTTTGGGTAAGAGATTGGCATGTCACCGAACTGTTCACAAAGGTAGTAAGTAACACCTGTCTCTTCAAAGATTGGTATGGTTTGTAATAAATCTCCAGAGCTTCTGGATAATCTATCTAGTCTAGTAGAAATTATTACATCGTGCTCATCCATAGTGTCAGTCAATCTTCTTGACTCAGCTCTTTCTGTAATCGGTATGGTTCCAGAGACTCCTGCATCGACAAAGAATTCATCAACTTCTTTGCCAAATTTGTTCATAGCAAAATCATTGATAAGGTCTTTCTGCGTATCTATAGAGATACCATTAATTACTTGCTCTGTCGTAGATACTCTGACATAGCCATAAATGTTGTTTATTTGTTTGTTTGGACTAATCATTTTGTGTACTTTACATCATAAATAAATGTTTGTAAATACTTGCAAATAGTTACAAATAGTGTAATATGACTATGTGATTAATTATAAAAATAAAAAAAGGAGGTATTAATCATGGCAATAATTTTAGAAAGACCTTTGCCCAAGAGTGATTACAGGAGACAGTTCTCTTCTTGTTGTGGTGCGTCTGATAAGGGTGTTGAAAGCGGAGTAGTTTGCAGAAAGTGCTGGAACCCTGTTGTAGATTATGTGGAAGAGGATAACTTAGATTATTTTCTTCAGTACTTAAATCCTGAGCTAAAAGATAGATTTGATGAGTTCATGGCTGATGACTCGCAAGATTTCTTAGAGTATCACGAAAAAATGATAAAAAGGAGGTAGTAATCATGGCTGAGTATATTAGAACTGGTTCTCTTTTTGCAGAAAAAGAAGCCAAGCAAAAAAGTTATGTAAGTGTCTTAGATGCTTACTTTGATAAAATGTTCAAAGCCGCAAAAAAAGCAGCACAGAAAGCACACGATGAGTGTGTACCAAAACCTATGGCTTTTCAGGCTAATAGCAATTTGCTTGAAGATGTCTTTGATGAGTCAAAGCCTTATGAAGTTAGTATGGATGGTCAGTGTGGCGGTGCTTATCTAAGAGTTATAGGTCCTAGTAAAAACATGTTGGTAAAAGAGCTGAAGAAAAAAGGTCTTATCAGCGGTGATTATTACATGGGATATTCTTTGAGTGTTGAGGTTGATAGAAAAGGCAGTCAAAGTGCTGATAGAGCAGAAGCTGCTGCTGAAGCCTACAGCAAGGTGATTAGAAAATATGGCATCCCTAATAAAGTTGTTGCCTATCTAACTTAGAAAATATTATGAACAAAGATTTAGAAAAACTTTTTGACCAATATGAGGGTAATCTCTTAAATTATTTTGCAGGTCTTTCGCCTGAGCAATCAAAAAAGTTTAACGAGATGCAAAAGAAAAAAAATGAAATATAAACAGATTGGAACCTATGGCAGAGTTGCCTTAAAAGATGGTGATTATGAATTTACTAATTGCTGTGGCGGTACTATAGTAGGAGAGCAAGACCAGACCTGTTCTGTATGCAATAAAAAAATTCACAAGGTTTATTATCCTGATGAAGAAAACATCTTCAGGTCTAAAGGCTGCACTAAATACAAAGTCTTGTTGCAATACGCAAAAGACTGTGAGAGAAGAAGAGGAGAAAACAATGACAGCTGAACAAGCACTAAACATAGTCTACAAAAAACTTTACAGCAATAAACGTAATAGAGGAGACGCACAATTAGATGAAGCAATGGACAAATTGACCAAGCTAATTGTGAAGAAAAAAGTTAAAAAAGTTATGCGTAAATAGTTGTACATTTTTGTAAAAACATGTAATATAACTATATGATTAATTACAAAAAAGGAGGAAATAATCATGAATGAGTATGTTATCTATCATGCCAATAATTTTGGCACTGCTAATGATGGCTTTACTAAAGTAGCTGTGGTGTCTGCTGATAGCTTGGGTGAGGCTTACAGGCTTTCAAACAATGTTGAAGAAAGCTGGGTTGATAATTACCAAGTTTCTGTTAGCGATAAGGCTCCATATAGTGTGAATGGGCTTAGGTCTACTTCTTCTGGTGATGTCATTTTTGACTCTGATGAAGGCAAGTTCTACTTCTTAGTTCCAATGGGCTATGAAAACGATGGGCAAACTGTTCCAGTTGATAACTTCAATATTGAAGGTTTCTTGGACTACTATTCAAATGGTGAGCTTTTCAAAGAGGATGGTTTCTACGAAGAGAGATTAAAAAAGGAGGCTGTGTGATGAGAAAATTTCAATTAACTCAGTGTGAGATTAATAATCTTGAGATAAATGGAGACGATGCAATTATCGATGTTATTAAGTCTTTAGAACACAATATCCAAAAGCCATATATTGTTTATTTGCTTGATGCTAAAAAAAACATTGAAGACTCTATAAACGATAGATTGCAAAATAGCAAAAGCAATTCATACAAAAAACAGTTGCAGTACGCTAAGTCTGAGCTTTTGAATTTAATAGACCAAGCATTAAAACTTATGTTTTCAAAGGAGGCGTAAATGAAAAAATTTAAAAGATATTTTAGATTGATGAACTTGTTGTTTGATGCAAATTGGCAACACAGTTCTCCAGAAAAAATGAAAAAAATTCTTTCGCAGCATGTGGGTCGAGCCATAGCTGTAGACAAAGATTGGATTACGTTTGGCTCTGTCTATAAAGCTTGGAAGTTTTACAAAACCAAAACTTTAGACTCGAAGAAAAAAGATTATCTCGCAATGATGGAGATTAATTAATGGAGCTTATTATTTGGAATAAGGGAGTGCAAGGTATCAAGTATCTGTGCGATGAGTGCTCAGAGACTGTCAATGAAAGAGATGGTCTCTGGGTTACTGGTTCTGAAGATAAACAAATTTGTTTTACTTGCTTTAAATATGAGACAAAGAAGAAAAAGAAATAGCGAGCCATTGTGTGGTTCTTATTACCACGCAATGGATGCTCTGTACTTGCCTAAAGTAACAGACATTAAAACTGCTAAACAGCTCTACTCAAAATGGAACAAAAACTATACTGCACTTCATGACCTTCGTTTGCTTGGTTATGGAAATGAAATCACTCCTTGGGATGAAGATGATGGTGAAACTTTAACCAAAGAAATTGAAAGTTTAGCTGCTTGCTCCAGAGAAGAATATGACAAGTGGATGAAAAGCGTAAAGTATCAATTTGATATTGGAACTTTAGTAAATGTAATGCCACCTAATGTTACTGTTTCAGACTTTTTTAAAGACATAGTTGTAAGAATACCTAATGAACAAACTTTGGTAATTAAAGAGCATGGCATGTTCACAGTGATGGTGTCTATGGAAGAATATCCAAGAAACGAAAAGCACAACGAGATAAGAGAAGCCAACGCAAGGACTGTTAGAGATATTAGAGTGGGTCATCAATATTTTGATAATTATTATGATTTTGACTTTGATAGTTGGGTTAAATGTAATCTTACTTTTTCTTCGCACCTTAGTCCTCATCACTTACGTCAAGATTTACCACATGATGTAAAACAGCGTCTTTTGGGTAGGAAGTCAGTTTTCTTTCCATTTGATTTTTGGGTGCCTATTGGCAATCAAATTACAGTAGAAAGGTTTGATGCTTTGATGCCTATACCAATTCCAAAAGAAGGCTTAGATGAAAACTTTCACCTTTGGAATAAAAGTGCACCTATCTTATATTCGCACTTGTACATGCCTAATAGATTGCAAGATGAAGGAATTAAAACAATCATAAATCAAGAAATTCTTGATGAAGCAGAAAAATACATACCAAAAGCAAATCTCTCAAATGGAGAAAAAGAATTAACTGAAGCAGTAAAACAAAACGAACAAAAGGTAAAAGAAATGGGAGTTACAAGCTCTGTATGGGCAGCCTGTGACATGGTTCTTAATGCAGTAAAATCAATCGGTATATTGTTTAATCCTGATTTCAAAGAAGCTTGTGTAAAAACAGTTTTACGAGGAACTATAAAACCGAATAATAAGTTTTACAGTCAGGACAATCCTTTTAAAAAGTTACCACAGCTCAAGCCTAAGTTTGAACACTATGTAGTAACTTTAGATATTCCAGACGATGTTTCTACTGAGCCAAAGTATCAGGGCAATAAGAAGAGAATGCACTTGGTCAGAGGGCACTTAATGAGGTCAAAAGGTAAAAATGCTGTGAATGGTTTTGTCTGGAGAAAATCACACTGGCGTGGTAATAAGGAAGTAGGTGTTGTAACTAAGGATTATATTGTTAATATAAATGAAAATGTAGGAGAGATACATGAGAGAGATATTAAAAAAACAGGCACCTAAAGTTCAGGAAGAAACTGAATTTGATAGGTTTATAAGACACATGCAACCAATTATTGAGTCGCAAAAGGATAAAAAACGAAGATAATCTTTATGTATTGCTTAGTTTTAGCTTGCCTTACATAAAGTCAGAAAAAAACTTAGTTGATTTTTATAAAAACAACGAAAAAGCAATAAAAACACTCAAATCTTTGAGTGAAAAGCATTATGAAGATTTAATATCTTTGTTTAAGAGAATAAAAGCGAGGTTTTAGTGAGAAAAGCAAAAGGTGGTGTGCCAAGGATAGTAAGAAAGCCAAAAAAAACGTCTATAGGGCGTAAAAACCTATCAACTAGCACAATGAATAAACATAAACGCAGAATTAAAGGCGTTTAGAGCTATCTTTTTGCTATTCCTTTGTGCAAACCATGTTTTGCGTACTGTTTGCCTTTCTTTGTAGCAGCTCTTTTCTTTCTATTGGCTGCTGCTAACTTAGCTTTGCCTTTTTTTGTAGATTTTAGGCTTCTTATTTTGGCTGCTGGTGCATAAACTTCACCTGTTTCAGAAGATTTTTTGCCACTAGGAGTACGCCACTTTTGTTTTGTCCATTTTTTAAGACTTTTTTGACTTTTTTTGAGTGCCATAATTTATTTTATCATTTTTATTATCAACGCCAAGCAGGTCCTTCCATCCAGACAACTAAACTTTTTCTGTGACCTTTGGTAACTGGTGTTACTCTGTGAGTCACAAAGGATGGAAATATCAAAACCGAGCCTTTGTCTCTGAGTTTTTTAGCATCTATCTTAATCTCATCATCTGCAAATTGAAAATCTCCTCCTTCATAGTCATCACTATCGGAAAGCTGCATGGTCATACTTAATTTTCTGTCAAACATTTCTGATGAGCCCATAAAGCAGTCATGATGATTTTTATAAAAACCTTGGTCTTCAGCAAAATACTCTGTGTATTGCATATCATAAAAACTTTTTATATCTAAACCAAAAAGCTGTCTATTAGCTTGCTCAAACAAACCTGATACCAAGTTAGAAAGCTTTGTAGTTTCATCTTGAAAGACTGGCAACCATCTTACTTTTGACTTTCTTATGTTTTCATTAAGGTTTAATTCTCCACTTTGACTTCCTACTGTAGAGTCTACTAGCTCATAATTTTTTGCAAGTTCGTTTATTTCATCAACAATTTCTGTAGGAACTGCTTGGTGCATAAGGACAAATGTTGCCTTCATTCTTCGTATAAATTATTAAAAGTAATTGCTGGGTCTAAATAACTTTCGTGACCTTCAGCTGAATGAATAAATTGAGATGGTTTAAAATCTGGAGCTCCATCACCTGTCACCCATAGTGCAGGGCTAGTAGCTCTTACTCTGTTATTAGGTAAAGCTACAATATTGCCTTTCCAGTCGCAGTCATCAGTGATGTATAAAACATGTGACTGTTTGTGCTGTGCTGCGTCATCAGCAATATGTGAGTTTGTATAATCTACAGTAAATAAATATCTGCCTGTGTAAAAATCTCCATCTATTTTACAGAGCCAAGGAGAAGAGCTAACTCTATCCATGGTAATTACTTCATGGTCTCTGCTTTCACAATCCCAAGGTTGAGCTACATGGTCTTCCATAGGTATTGGAAAATCATCCATAGGTATGTCTGCTACTAAAGCTTGTATTGGCATTCTTGCCCACATAGCTCCACCATGAATGTTGCCTTCGTCATTGTCATCACACTCAGCTTCGCATCCTGTGAAAACGACTTGAAAAGACAAAGACCTGTCTGGAATGGTGTTTACTGCAATAGCCAAAGCATGTAAGTATTCGTCATGATACTTTTCATGGTTGCAAGTAAACTCTCTTCTAACCCAACATTTAAAGTATGGGATATTGCTAATTAAATGTGCCACTATCGTTTTTTTTTGAGTCTTACTTCATTTTTTTCTTAGACTTTTTCATAACGCTACGCCCTTTAGACATTTTCATTATGCTTCTGCCTTTAGATTTTTTCATGACAGCTCTGCCCTTAGATTTTTTCATGACTGCTCTGCCTTTAGACTTCTTCATTACCATACGCCCTTTGGATTTTTTCATAACCATACGACCTTTGGATTTTTTTACTGGTAGTCTGCCTTGTTTCATGATTTCCTCATTTTTGTTGTTTTAATTCTGTCTTTCATTACCTTCCCTTGACCAGCAGAAACAACGCCACCTTTGCTCATATAGCCCATTTTGTTTCTAACCTTTTGTGGTAGCTTAGGTAATCCTTTATTTTCTTTTGGTATCTTTTTTAGTGCCATTTTTAGCTCCTTTTTGTACTCTTATTTCAGTATAAGCTTCATTGATGTCTGGAGTAGATTTATCATCAGCAACATACTTGCCATCTTCGTCTCTAGCTCTTACTTTTTTTCTTTCTGTATTGGTAAAGAAATCATAAATTTGTTTAAAAAACTCTGTCATTTGTAGCCACCTCCTTTTGCTTTGTACTGCTTCGCAAGCATTTGAGCTTTTCGCCCGGACCATTGACCCGGCTTACCGCCCTTGCTGCCAGCTTTGATTTTATTAAATAAATTCTTACGCATAGTGGGTTTTGTATAATTTCCTGCTTCATTGACTCTGCTTTTGCTTTTCTTTGCAGGACCACCTTTTTTGAGTTTTAGACTAGCTAAAGTCTTTGCTTGTTTTGCATGAGACTTGCTTGCTTTTTTCAATCCTTTGACTACTTTTCTTACAGTCTTTTTTGCTTTTGTTTTTGCTACCATTTTACCTTGTTTGCCCAGTAAGCTGCTGACATCTTACCTTTCTTAATGTTCTTTGCATGACGAGCTTTAAAAGACTTCCTTCTAGCTGTCTGTCTTTTTGACTCTCCTTTTTTAGGTTTGCCAGCAGTTTTGACACCTTGCTGTCCAAATCTAATGGTTTTTATTTTATCACCTTCTTTAGCAACAACAATATGTGATTTTTTTGGGTGATTAGGAGTTCGCTTGGGTTTATTAAAACCACTTACGCCAGCTCTTTTGAGTCTTGGGTCAGCCATGATTAATTATTTTACTACTGGCTTTGTTTTATGACAATAACAGAAGAACCACCACCATTTACTTTAATCTGATTTTCAACGCCATCTTGCTCTAAAACCACCAAATAACTTTCACCGCTTTCAATTTGTATTGAAGCAGAAGACTGTACTTCTCTTTTCATTTTTATTTCTTGACCTGAAACTATGGTGGTTATCTGCGTTTTTGAGTCTTGTCCTATGTTGGTACCTTCAATATTAACTGCTGAAATCGTTTGTGTGAGCTCTTCTTCATTGTTCAAAACATCTATCTCAGCAATAATCTTTAGTAAGTCCTCTAAAAAATTTACATTCAGAGCATCGTAATCGAGCTCGGTAAATTCTAATTCGTCTGTATCAAGGGCATCTTCTGCTAAGTAATCAATGTCTAGCTCGTTAAAATCTAACAAGTTATCGCTTTTTTCTTCAGAGCTTTCTTCTACATTTTCTTCTTTGTTTTTCTCAGGCGGTGTAACCAGTAGCATGTTGTTTATGAAATCCAAAGACAAATCTAAGATTACAGGCTCACTGGGCATAGCTTCAAAGACGCTGGTGGTTGTAGCTTGATAAGGTTTGTTTAGAATTACAGTGCCTATTGCTGTAGTAATTGATATTTCTCCAGAAGGATTGCCAAGCTCATCAGGTAATAAAATAAATAAACTTTTGCCAGTATCTGGCTCAACTGTAATTGTAAAATCAGTGCCTCTGATACCAACCACAGCACTATTGGTTTTTATCTTGATGTTTTTTTTAGAAATCATGCCAGTCAGACTAGAGGTAAATCTGGCTGTGCCTTTTACAAAATTAAGAGCTAGTTTGGAATTGTCAGGATTAGGGTCAAAGACAAACTCGTCTATGACTACTTTAGAGTGTTCGGTAATTCTTATGGTAGTGTCATCAACAAATCTAATGCCCATACGCCCAGCCTCGGTCTGAGCTTTGTCATAAGATTGAATACCAAAGTCTGTGACTACGTTGTAATTTTTATCTCGTTCTATTCTGGCAAAGCCAGATACTTCTTCTACTGTGCCAATATCAAGGACAGCCTGTGCTTGTGCCTTGGTCGTTTTGGTTGATACAGAAAGTACCATTAGAACCATTGCTAGTAATCTTAAGCCAATCATTATCAAGGGTACTCTGTTGTGATACGTTAATTGTTCTCGAACCACCTGTGTGTGTTAAATGAAAATAAGCACCTTGGTAGCCATCACCATCGAATGTCACTGTGTTATCAGAACCATCAATGTTCATGTAATTAGTAGCAAGGTCTTGGTCTATTGCTGAGGTTATGGTGTTGTTTGAGCCATTTATGGTCCAGTCTAAATCAAGTGCAGAAGCCTGTGCTGTAGTTGCTTGCGTATAAGTGAAGACATTGGAGCCACCTGATACTTGGATATTTACGTTTGAACTATCAGCTCCATAAGTATTGTCAGGGTCTGTTTGCATACTAAAAGTGTTTGAGTCACCAGTAAATTCAAAGAAACCAGTATAGTTGTCGGCATAAATATCACCTTTAAAAATATTAGAATTTCCAAGTTGATTAATGTCTAAAGTCATTGTTGTGCCATCTAAGTCTAATGGTGTCATAGTTCCAGATACAGCTGAAGCTCCACCGATTAAGTTGCCAGAACCCATCTGTTCAATATCTAAATTGGCTGTCGCACCTGCTTGGTCTATAGATACTTCGTTGTCAGCTGTAAAAATATTTACACTAAATAGAGATAGAAATATTAAAAATATTATTCTCATCCTTTATAACTCCAAAGTTTTTTTGTGATACCTCGTTCTATTATAGCAAGAACTGCTTCTTCAATGGCAGATTGTAAAGCAATCGTTACGCTTTCGTTTTCTACATCACCATTTTCTATTTCGATAAGTTCTGTTTTATTTTCAATAAATCGAAAAGCATCTTGGTTAGTGCCTACCGATAAAATGGTTTTGCTTACTGTAACTTCATCTAAAACTCTGCCAGTTAGAACAGACACAGTGCGTAAGGACAAAGTAACAGAGTCTTGTCTATATTGTTTTGATACGCCTATGCCTAAGAGTCTTGCTCCTCTACCTCCACTTCTGGTGTTTGTTTCGTAACCAATAATTGCTCCTTCAAAAATTAAACCAGCAAACATTAAAGGTTTTAGTTTTTGTGGGTCATCAAAAGACTCTCTAGTGCTTCTGATAAGCTGTCTTTCTTTTGTTAGATTATCTAAACCTACTCTTTCAACAACTTCAAAGAAATGTCCTCTGGCTACTGATTTCAAAGTTTTTATTAATAAGACATAAGGTGCTTGAGTTACAGCTGTGCTAAATGTAGCAAAATTACTATTACTTCTGCGTTGTCCTGTCTGGTCGGTAAAAGAATTTGGATAAACAGCAATTACAGGTTTTTTTTCAGCAGGCGGTACGATAAGTATTTCTTGGTTAATGACACCAACTCGGTAAGGGTATTTTGATATTTTCTCATTACCGAGAGCATCATCGTTGAAGACTGTGCAAGAATTAAAACTTAAAACTATTAAGAGGAAAAGTAATAACTGTTTGACCGCCATCTTCATTTGTAACTGTAAGTTTAATGTTAGTGCTGTCTACTGTGTAATCTATTGTATTCCCTTCTAATAAAATTGTTCCAGAGTCTTGTGCTTCTTCACCAAATAGTCTGTCTACTAATTGTTGTGATAATTTTGCATAAACTCTTGTTTCAAAGTTTCTTATAAATCTTGCTGTGGTGGTGTTTGATTTATCTCTTTCTGCTTGCTCAACCAAAGCTTCTATTTCTTCTTGTAAAGTTTCGTATCTAGTATGTTCTTGGTTTTCAATAGTCAGATAATGTTGTGAAGTGTTTTGACCTGAAAAGCTTGGGCTTTTAAATTTAAAAACCATCTCATCAGCCAAAGCAAGGTTTACACAAAAAGCTATGACTATAAATAAACCAACATACATTGAAATGATAAGGGCTAAGTCTTTTTGCTCTGCTCTTTTTCTAGCTGCTATCTCAGCTTTTGAAGGTCTACCTCTTTTACGTTTAACTTGTTTTTTCATTATGCTAAAGAACCTATTCCTTTTTTGTCTTCTGGAGTATAGCTCAATAAATCATCTAGTTCTGTTTTTTTAGGGTCAAAATCTGCGTCACTTCTTCTGATGTTTTTAGGGTCAAAAATGATTGTTTCATCACCAACCTTTATGCCATCGTAACCAGCTTTGATTGCTTTGTTAGTCAATACTTCTGGTCCTATATCGCCAAACCTAATAAATCGGTCTAATTGAAAAATAGTATTTTCTAAGCCGGGAAACACAGTTGATATGCCTTCTGACATTTGAGGTGTGTGTTTTGCATTAAAAATTAAACTTTCTTTTAAATCTTCTATTGCATCTTCTTTTTTTAAAGGGAAGGGTCTATCGTCAAAACCTCGAATAGGGTTATCAAATATTTCTCCTTTTTTTGCTGGATGTGGCACTCTTGCTATAAATCCTTCTGTGCCATCATTATTTTTTGCTTTTAAAATCATGACATTATTTTTAACATAATCATCAATTTTGTTTAACGATGCCAAACCTTTTTGTGTTTGTTCGTCTAAAGCTCCTATTTTGTTTAATTTATTTGCCCAATTTTTAAATTTATTTGCCTCTCCATAAGTATTAGGTGTTAAGTCTAATAGCTTGCCTCTGGTGTAATATTCTTCAACATTTGGTCCATAAGTGCTTGCTTCTCCGGGTGTTCTTGCAAAATAATGACCTCTGCCAAAAAAACCTTCGTCTGTTCTGGTTCCTATGAAGCTATCATCAAATTTTCTTAAATCCTCAAAAGTTCCATGATAAACAGGTTCATCAACTCGGAAGCCTAATGCTTTTGCTCTTTCTTGTCTTGTAAGTTCTGTTGGCGTTCCATCTCTAAGGTAGCCTTTGGACATAATATCCATTTTTTCTATTTTTTGTTTTTTTTCAAAAAGCTCTCTTGACTCTTTGGTTGGCAAGGGCATGTTCCAGATTTTTTTATTTTTTAAGCCTTCTTTGTAAAGTTTAGAAGTTTCAGCTTCTTTTTTTTTTATAACATCTGCTACAGTATCTGCTGCTTTAATAATTCCACCAATTTTGTAGTTTTTTGGAGAAAAAATATCTACGTTCATAGTTCGTCAGGGTCAAATAAATTGTTGTCGATTAATTTTTGTCGGTTAGAAACATGTTCAGCTTCAACAGCTTTTTTACTTTGTCCATAATATTTAACAGCCATGTGATTATCAACCATAGCTTGGTTTACATCTTCACCATCACAAACCACAGTACCTAACACTCTACCGAACTTACCTCTGGAGTCTCGAAGCTCTGTTCTTATTACTACGCTGTCCGCAAGTTCGATTGCGGTTTTCAAGAACTTGGATGCGAGCTTCCCTCTCGCTTTCTCATCTTTATCTCTGGTGCGTGACTCTGGTGTATCTATGCCATATAACCTAACACGACTCTTATAAGAAACTGAGAAACCTAAATCTAGGATTACATCTATGGTGTCACCATCCACTACTCTTTGCACTGTGCATTTGTATTCGTACATGGTTTTTTATTATAAAGCAAAAATTGCCAAAAAAATAATTTACACTTGTTTGTAAAAATATGGTATAATGTGTAAATGACTAATTTTAACCAAAATTTATGGAGGTAACCAAAATGATAAAAACATACTTTTTTTATCACGATGACATAAAAACTGGATTGCGTGGCGAGGGCTGTGGCTATCGGTTTTGTTATGTCAAAAGTATAGGACCCAAATGGGTCAAGCTGAAATTTTCTAAGCATGGCAACTTTAGAAAATTATCCAGAAAAAAATGGGAAGCCATTAAAGAGCAAAGAGACTTTGAAACTCTTGAAGAGCACAAAGCTAGGACAGAGTTGAAAAGACGTTGTAAAGATGCAGGCATCTCTTTTTACAGAAGAAGGTATGGAAAGCTTGTGTGGAAATCTTTAGACGAGCTAAGTTCTGAATTATCTGAGAAGGAGGCTGCTAATGGCTAGAGACAAACAAAAAAGCAAAGTCTATAAGTGGGAAAGAAATTTCTATAAAAGCGATAGGCTGTTTAGGAAAAATTGTATTGTTAAACAGCATAAGCGTTTGAATAAAAAGTTTTTTCGTTCTTATGGAAGAGGAGTCACTCTTGAGATAACCAATGGTTATTATCGTTGTCATGCTGTGTGCTCTACAAGAACCATAACATTGAGAAATCAGTTTGGTTTGAACTATGCAATTCTGCTTCATGAGTGGGCTCACATACTGGCTTACGAATACTATGACAGAAACCATAGTTTAGAAGCTCATGGTCCAGAGTTCGTTTCGATTTATATGAATTTATTAAATACATATCTAGGTATAGATATGAAAGAAATGACTCGAAAAGCCAGAGAAATGAATATTGACTTTATTAGCCCAGCAAAAACCAAGGTGGCATTGAAGTTAAATAAAAACATCAAACCTTTCTCTCCTGTAGATAGAGACTTGTTAAAACAGGACGCATAGTTCTGTGGCTCTGTAGGGATTTTTATATATTTGCCCTACAGAGCTCAAGACAATTACCATCAAATTTTTTTAGAAATTTTTGTATCTAACTTAGTTATAGCTATAACTGTATATGTGTTTTTGGATTTGGGGGGTACCCCCTCGTTTGGTCCTTAAATCCCTATAAAATAGGCGTTTCAATAGGGTTCCTACAGAGCAGGGAGTGCTGTACATACAGTGTTCCTTTTATAGCTTGATTTATAAGGCTTACAGACTGCTCGTAAGCTATTGATTTTATTGACTTTTTTTGAAAAAATTTTTGATTTTAAAAAAATAACGAAAACACCGAGAACCGCCCACCACTAAGTTATTTACTTACATATCTTTTTCGCTGTAAGTTTCTGTATCTGCACCTAATAACTTGCTTATTCTCTCCTTAATATCGTCTTTAGACATGCTATTTACGTTAGCATTTATGTTGAGGTTCTGTGTTTTGGTCACAGACAAACCAGCTAACTGATTGAGCTCTTTGATAGCTGATACAGCTGCATTGAATTGTCCAGACTCGAATGACTCTTCTGCTATCTTCCATAACATAGTGCCTGTCTTCTGTGGAGTAATGGCATACTTCTCAGCCAGCTCATCCTGTTTAATCTTGATAGCTTTTGTAACGTGAGGGAAGTCTTTACCATTGAGCATTTTATTAGCAGCTACCGCTGGAAACTCATACCCTGCTTTACGAGCTGCTTCTGTTTGTGAGCACGCACCTTCGGTGTAATGCCAGACAAATGCAACCTGCATCTCTGTCAGACCTTGCTCAGAGTCTTTCTCAAACTGGTTCTTTACTTCTACTAGCGGCTTCTTTGGCTTTCTTGGCATTGCTTTCTCTTAAATATTCTAAATAAATTAGCATGTTTCTTTTTACTCTTCTGTCTGCCCATATCTTCAGACCTATCATACCTGCAAGTAATAATAGGTTGAAGCCAATGACTAACAACATATCCACAGGAGTATTTTAAACCACCAAAAGGGTAGAGTGTAGAGTGTATGGTCTTATTTGTTATACCTAATATATAACCAGCATAAATACATATTATTATGCTTATGTTATATATAAAATAATAATAATAATAAAGTATATACCTAACACTACCTATAGCATAAAACCATTGATATATAGGGATTTTTGGACAGGGTGGCATATTCTTAGCTATACCCTGTTTTCTTGCACTGTACACTAATCAAACAGGTCCTTCTGCGTTTTTGCATTTATATCGACACATTCGTAATTTTTGTTATTACCCTTTGGGTATGCTTTTACATCCCATTTCATGTCTCTCTTCATGTCT